AAGTGCTTACGCGGCGTCTAAAGCCGGACTGTGGGGAATGACCAAAGCAATAGCCGCAGAGAATAAAGATAAAGGCATAACTATAAACAACCTCAACCTGGGGTATATGGATGCGGGGATGGCGCTCAAGCTACCCGTGGATAAAAGGGGGAGCATTGACAACATTATAAACGCAATAGACTTTCTGGTAGATTCTGATTTCGTTACGGGCACGTCTATTGATATTAACGGGGGTTTACTATGAAATATGAAATAATTCCATTAAACGTTAGAATACTTAGCTACATTGTAGAAGCAACTCATTGGCATATGGTTGAGGGAATAATAATTTTCTATAAGGATGGAGAAAAGACCGGGGATGCAGTCCCAGCAGATAAAGTAATTGTAACCCCAGAGAAATGATACCAGACAGAGCCATACAGCTACTAGACAAAGATGGCTTCATTGGGGCTTACTTTGAAGGTGTCCGTGGTGGTCAGGGGTGTAAGGACGCTTTCAATGCCGTTAACGATGAGTATTTCATGTTCTTTGGTAAGTACAGGTATTTAGACTATAAGAATTTCGCTAAGGTGCGGGATTACGAGCAAAAGAAATTCAGGAGACAGGCTAAGAAACTATTCAAACCGTAGTTTATATTGATTCTAACCGCAAAACACTTGACACGGGTTGTTTTTTATCGTATCTTTATAGTATAAGAAACAAACAAAAAACCCAAAACCATGAAAACAACAGCCACACACGCCGCAATCCAAACAGGATCAACAGAGTATAAAGTAGTCGAAAAAGAAAACACAGGAATGGGGCTGCTCATCGGATACGGAACCAGCAACGAATGTTATAAGATGATTAAAGAAATAAGAGGATGGTAAAAAACCCGTAGTCACCAATTCAGACCCGCTTCACGGCGGGTTTTTTTATTATGTACCCAGTGGGGGTTGATGTACCTCATTCTTTTCGCGTTATTACGCACGTATGGCGCGCAATCCATTTAAATTCAGGAAGGACGCGTCTTTAAAGTCCCAGATTAACAAGCTTAGGGGGAAATTAGAGACAAAAAACCTTCGGTCTGAAATCGTAATGCTTGAGGCTAAATTACGCATTGCAGACAATTGGGATCTAAAGGGCGGTACCCTATTAGACCTGATTAACTCAAACCTAGAAGGCGTAGCAGTCACGCAGAAGACCTCAATGAAAGTAACGGGTGTTCTGGCGGCTGTGACGTTGCGTTCTGGGTTAATGGCTTCTTTCCCCAAGATGATCTTTGAGCGTACTGGGGACGGGCGCAAAGAGATTGTTACCGACCCACTTTACAAGATACTAGCTTACCAGCCCAATGCTTTTATGAACGCTTTCACGTTCTGGGAGCTTATGAACACTCATTTGGATTTGTGGGGTAATGCTTTCGCCTTAATTTCAAGGTACAAGGGGCAGGTCATAGCCTTAACCCCCATCGGTCCCACTAAGGTAGAGATAATAGTAGAAAAAGGCAAGCTCTTCTATAAGGTGAAGGACACCGGTGATTCCGTGTTGGACGGCAAACACTCACCCAACAAGATACTACATTTCAAAGATACCTCTTTCGATGGTATTGTTGGCCTATCTCGCATTTCACTTGCAAATCAGGCCATTTCCCTCTCCAAGTCCGCCGAGGACTTTGGTAAAGAGTTCTTCGATAAGGGTGGGCATAGTAAGGCTGTTATTGAGTCGGAGGCCACAATGGGGGACGGGGCGTGGACTACATTTCAAAAGAGATGGAATGAAAACATAAATCACGGGGTTCCCCTGTTAGAGGGCGGGAAACATTACAAACCCATCCCCATCCCTATGGCTGACGCTCAATTCATAGCCACACGGGAATTCCAATTACAAGACATAGCCAGGATATTTTCTGTCCCCCCTCACCTTTTGAGTGATTTGAGTCGGGCAACCTATTCTAATATTGAACACTCCGATTTGAGTTTTATGAAATACTCGCTACGTCCGATGGTCAAGCGGTATGAGGCAGAGCTAGAGGTTAAACTATTAGGGGATGATTTAGGTAAGAAATTCATACGCTTTAACATGGATGGAATACTAAGAGGAGATTCAGCAAGCCGGGCGGCCCTGTTCGCAAGCTATAAGCAAAACGAGCTTTATACCACTAACGAGATACGGGTAATGAATGGCACGAACCCAACGACAGACCCGAAGGGCGACCTTTTAGAGAATCCGAACACAACATCAAATACTAATAACAATGAAAATTGAAAGACAATTCGCAGAGGTTAGGGCATCTAACGAGGACAGAAAGGTAAAGTTTATCTTCTCCACGGATGCTAAAGATCGCCACGGCACAAGGATAAACCCTGAAGGGTGGCGGTTGGACAACTTCAATAAAAACGGGATAGCCTCTTATCAACACAGAGCCTACGGCGACCCTGACCCCGATATGATTCTGGGACCGGTGGAGGCATGGACTAGCAACAGGAGCTTAGTGGGAACAATAGACTTTGAGTCTGCCGATATAAACCCATTAGCCGATAAACTTTTAAAAAAGGTTAACAACGGAACGCTTAACGCTGTCTCTGTTGGCTTTATTGAGCACGGGGGCCACTGGGGGCAGGATGAGGAGCGCGGCCATCCAGAAGAGGAGAAGGATACCTACTATTTTGATGACATTGAGTTAATGGAGGTTTCCCTGGTTTCGGTACCGTCTAACCCGGAGGCTTTAGCTGTGCGAGGTTTTGAGTCGAAGGGTGAAGATAAGCTAAATATAATTTTAGACGGAAAGGTTTTAGCCGCCACCACCTCTAGCACAGTCACCCCTGAATTTTTAGTACGAACACAAACCGACCTTACTAAACAGGTCACTAAACCAATAAATATGGAAGATGAAGTAAAAAAAGACCTTCCTGAAGAACGTAAGGTCGAGCATGAATTCAAATTGGACACCGAAGGGCTTAAGGAGGCCATTGTAGACGGTGTTAAGGAGGCGTTAACGCCCCCTGAAGCCCTACCAGGTGCACCCGCCCCTGACATTTCAGAGAAGGATGCAGAAGACCTGGCTAAGTACTCCATTAGGAGTGCTATCCTAAAGAAAGCCGAATCACAGGCCGGGAGCGGCAAGTTTGACGGCATTGAACTTGAGATGCACCAAGAGGCTGTAAAAGAAAGCATCGCCTCGGGGCGGGCTATTATGGGCCTCGGTATTCCCTCTATGGCACTCCACAAGCGTGCTGATTTAAAAGCCACAGTGGATGCCGCTGGAGGTTATACGGTAGCTACTGACACAGTCGGATTCATTGACACCCTTAAAAACACTATGGCTACACTACAGGCCGGGGCGAAGATGATGGCCGGACTTGTTGGAGACGTTAGTATTCCAAGGCTTGCAAGCGACTCTGCCGCCACATGGCGCACAGAGGGCGGGTTAGCCAAGCAGTCAGACCCCACTTTCGAGGCTCTGACCCTGACACCCCACAGACTGACTACTTTCACAGAGTATACTATGCAGTTGCTCCGCCAGTCTAGCCTTGATGTTGACCAGATTGTACAAAACACTCTGTTTTATTCAATCGCCAACGCTCTTGAGGCCGCAGGCTTAGAGGGAAGCGGAACATCTCAAGTACCTGCCGGTATTTTGAACGCAGGTGTTAACGACGCCACACACGGTTCCACTGCGCCGACTTTGGCAAGCTGGACTAACATCGTGAACATGGAGAAGATGATAGCTGTTGATAACGCTCTGGTAGCTAAGATGGCTTACATTATGAAGACCTCGGCGGCTGCCAAGCTGAAGACCACGGTTAAGGTCTCTAGCACCGACTCGGTACACCTCTGGGAGAATGATCCACTGCTTGGTGGAGTTGTTAACGGGTATCCCGCTTTGACCACTAACGTATTCAGTGACGACACTATCATATTTGGTGACTGGACAGCGTTGAATTACGGGCAATGGGGTGGACTCGATCTTTTGATAAATCCTTACTCTCTGGATACTTACGCTACTGTGAGGGTTATAATTGCTGGTTATTTTGACGTAGGGCTTACCCACGTTGAGAGTTTCTCCAGGATCGACGACCTGAAATTGTAGAGATGGGAGTAGCAGTTAAATGGATAATTAGTCCTAGAGCTTTAGGGATTCCCCGGCAACCCGGATCATTTAGTGAGCTAGATGTGAAATTTGCCAAGAAGATTCTTGAAGAGTTTCCCGGTATTTTTGAATACGTGGAGACCGAAGAGAAGGAGAAGCCCCCAAAGATCAGAACGCGGAAAATGAAATGAGAAAGATAGTTGATACATACGAGATTTACAAAGTAGCTACCACCCTTCCTATAAGCGTGGCGGATGCTAAAGCCCACCTGGGAGTAACAAACTCCACACAGGATAACCTTATCGAGGATCTGGTCTGGGGCGGTGTGAAGTCTTTCGAGAAAAGAGCAAACGTATGTTTATCATCTCAGAACTGGAAAGCGTTTTTAAACAAGGGATAT